GTTAATTGAAAATTCATCGTTAAAAAAACATTTACACAAAAATTTTTACACTACCTCCAAAAATAAGGCAAATAGCACCAATAATATTAATTTTGAGCTTCGACACAATTCATGTACACCTCCGTTTCAACAACTTTACATATTCATATGCATTAATTACTGCTGCAAGAATTTCATCTTTATATTTATACATGCCGCCGTGCTGCTTTATAGCAGTATTTTAACTTAAAAAATTAATAATCCCATTGGCAATACTAATCCCAGCCCTACGCCTAAAATCATCATCCTTCAACAACTCTTCCGCCTCCAGATTACTGTGAAATTCCACCTCTACAATGACACAGGGCATGATAGTCTTGCGGATTATCCCATAATAATCTTTCCCGGGGATCACTTCACTTTCTCGACTAAAAACCCGTCGAATAGTCAATTGCAGATCGTTTTTGAGCTGCTGGGCCAATGTCACCGCCAATTGTTGCCCGGTACCGCCCAAAATGGAATGAATAGCCTCAATACCCCTTACCGACGAAACAGGGGCCGCGTTGGTATGAATGCTCACTGCCAAATTCACTCCGGCCTTATTAAAGATTCCGGCTCTCTCGCTTAATGAAAGAGTCTTATCTGTCTCCCTGGTCATGATGACACTAAGTCCTTGATTAACCAACGCTTCCCGGCAAGCCAGGGCGATATCTAAAACTCCCTCCGCCTCTATGTATCCGGTCGGTCCCCGGTTTACGCGGTCCGATCCGCCGTGGCCGGGGTCAATGCCGATCAATTTAGCCGTCGCCATCGTGGTCTTTGCCTCCTGCTATTGAATTTACTCTAGTTTGCAGCTGATTGATTTTACCTTCAAATACTTTTAAAAGCAGATCTATAAGCGGGATATTCCAGCCCTTGAAATCTTTAATTTTTTTAATATTTTCCAAAACCGATTTTCCCTCTGTAATTATAATGGCTATCTCAATAGTAATCTGTATCATTATAATCATTTCAAAGCCCGTGCGAGCCATCTGGTAGCCCAAAAACATTAAAAAATAATAGATGCAAAGCTTAACCAATCCGTGATACATTCGGCGGCTCTCCGGCCTTATCGCCGGATTCATCCAGGCATAGCCATATCCGGTAATTGTATCGATAATCCATAATAACGCGACGATTCCATAAGCTGGCCGGAATACTGTACCAAAAAGCAAGTGCATTAGCCAAATAAAAATCCCGGTCGTTATTTTGACAACCGGGAATTCGGCCAGACGCCGAAAAAAATGAGTAAAAACTTCAAGATCATTCAAATAAATCACCCACCTTCTTGTAAATAAAAAACCGCCATTTTAAGCGGTTAGTTTTTTATCTCATTATGGATTTAACTTAGTGATATTATCATACTCCGTAAAACTCTTTTCTTCAACGGTTCCCTTATCGATTCTTTCTAAAATTACGCGTATTTTTTTAATATTGTTCGTTGTAAAATATTCGCCGCTTGAAACATGCATTACCTTTCCTTCCATATTCACCGGTTCTGTGTATAACGTTTCTTCTGGTGTATCCGGGCTATCGTAATTGTAATATTCATGCCTAACCCTTAAAGTACAGGGGATAGTAGAATAGAATTGAAAAGTCCACGCATATTTAAGCCGTCCGGTTTTCGTTGTATACGTTGAATCCCATTCATAACCAGTCCTCCATTCACCGCCTGCGAAGAAAATTTGTTCTATTACTTCATCCTTCTTCTCCTTACCCCCACCACAACCAGAAAGAAAGATAACTATTAGCAGAAATGCAACACCAAAAACGATTTTTTTCAATGTTTCACCTTCTTAAACAAAAAGGAAGGGGATATAGTTTCATTTTAAGCATTAGGAGATGATTAAAAATGAAAAAATTTTATAGCCCCTTCCAATATTATTATAACATAATTTTGGAAAATTGAGGGATCTTTTACCAATTTTCATACTAAAACACTCAACTAAACGCAGAGTATAAATCGCGTTTCCAAATTTTCGTTGGATTCTGCGTACTTGCCGCATATAGATAAGAACCATCCATTGTCATACCCCAAGTACCATGCCAAAAATCCGCTGTAAAAACTACTTTACCTACTTGCGTCATGGTAAATGTATCAACCTTAGCAAGTGCTGCTCCATTAGAATCTGTAAAATTTTGATGTATAATATATAAGTATCTGCCATCAAAAACTCCACTCATTGGTTTCAGTTGTTGCGTGGAAGTAATTCTTAACGTGTTTCCTATTTTTGTCATAGTGCCAGGATCAATTTTTATAACTTCAGAACTGTTCGATGTTCCTTGGAACCCAAGAGCATAAAGGAAGCTACCATCAAATATCATTTTCTCAATACCAAAATCGTTCGCGCCTAAAGTAAGAGTACTTCCAACTTTGGTCATAGTTGTTGGATCAATTTTAATTATTAAATTTGGATTTGCCAAACCTGATAAAACACTATAAAGATAGTTTCCATCAAAAGCTAATGCCATACCTTGCCAAAGAGTATTATTTTCAGAATGGCTATAAGCGCCAATCCTAATCATTTCTCCATTACCATTAGGATCAATTTTTACAACAGGATTACCGTTAGCAGAACACATACCATAAATATAAGTTCCATCAAAAGCCATAATATTACCAAATCCGCTGTCTTCCCCAGAATTAAGTGTTAAGGTTGATCCTACTTGTTGCATAGTTACTGGATTTATTTTTACGATTTTAGCAGGAGAAGTAGCCAACCATACATATAAATAAGTACCATCATAAATTATATTGATTGCAACACGGTCTGTTGGAGATAGTGTTAAAGTACTTATTTTCGTTAAAGTAACAGGGTCAATTTTAACTATTTTGCCAGGATCTGAGCCATAATTAGGATTCAATACAGCATAAACGTATTTTCCGTCGAAAGCCATGTTCATGCAATTGGTTTCTCCAGTGTCTAAGGTTAAATACTGATTTTTTCTCTTTGTAGCTAAATGAGGCCAAGTGCCCAATAAACGAGTTTCTTCTATTTTACTTCTGCTTGCAAAGCCACTTATATTTTCTATTAAATTTCCTTCTGTATTCCTTGTTACATGAATACCTGTATTACTTGTATGGTTAGTAATCATTTGATTCACTGCAACAATCTCCTGATCCACATAAGCCCTCGAAGCCAATACAACCGCAGGATCTATTTTTAAAGTAACCGTCGAAGCGTTGGTGACTTCTAAAATCATGCGGACATAAAGGTCTTTCCCTGCCCCTTCATCCAAAGTAGGCTTATATGTCTCCGGATATTTACCCACCGCGATCATATCCCCGTCCTCGTCGAATACCCCAGCTTCCCGGACAGTGAAACCGCCCGCATTGGTGGGAATAACTACTTCAATAATTATCCAGTTCGGATTGCTGGTATCGGTTATAATCCTGTTTATCGTACCCCTCCAGGTTTCATGCACCAGGGCTGTCAAGGCTTCGGTTGGCTCGTGATACACTCCGTTACTGTCACCCACGGCCATTTGAGTTAGATTCACTACCGTTCCTAATGCTTGAGCATTCGCTAATTTCGCCTTCCCTGCCGCGGTTAAAATAGTATAAAAACTCATACTAATTACCTACCTTTCATAGTTATAATGGATAAATATCAACAGTTTCCGCCGCTTGATACCCAATTCCCATGTATTGCTTGCCTGCGCTTTCGATCCCAGTTACATTCCAAGGATATACCGTTATCTCCTCACCATGCATTACCCCAATAGCGTAAACAGGCGTTTTCCCGTGAACTGTCAGATAAATATTCAAGCCAATTAACCAGGAGCGCACATTCTTGTGGATATCGATTAACTTGTCCAACATAGCATTAGTTTCCGCCGTCAGTCCCCGGTCATTAATTTCCAGGATTGTAATTTTAAATGTATACGGATCGCCCCCATATTCAAACCATTCCTCAATCACGCCCCGCATCGATAACAGCTCAAATATCCTCAATAAAGCCGCTTTGGTGCCGTTAATCTGGTGTATAATATCCGCTGTTTTGACAGCCTGCCGCCTATAATCAACCGGCATAGTTTGATCATAAAAATCAACGTTCGACTCAACGGCCATCAAATCCAGCACATCTTCCCGGGTATTGTCAATATCTGCATAAGTAAGACAGTTTTTAATCACCTGGGCCATCTGCAAATATTCCTTATCCACCGCTTGGCTGGCCGCAATAATATCCAGATCGCCCCGGAGGTTTTCCGGCAATAATTCCAGCAGGGTTGTATTGAAAACGGTTTTACTCATTTTCCAAACCCCCATACGTGACTAATATATTGACATCTTTGGCGATCTGGATGTCGGTTAGCGCCGTAAATACCGGAGTAGTAATAACCGTCCTTTTTGCCCCCGCCTGCTTTATCCTGGTACTCAACTCATCCGGATTGATATCCCGGCCGATTTTAGTTTTCTGCCAGAGCCGGTAATCATCGATGGCCTTATTCACCGCCGCCTGAATAGTCGGAGCCAGACTGCTGTCGGAAGTTTTAATGTAATAAGTAAGCTCAAGGTCATAATCAACTTGCTCCGGAGATCCACCGAGCACCTGGTCCGTCAGCGGCCGGCGTGTCTCATCAGATAAATAATCTAGCACCTCGTTTATCATTGCTGTATCCGGCATTTCCCCATTTTGCAAAATAAACCGAATATCAACTACCCCGGGCGAAGGACTAGTTACACTAACATCGGCAATAGTAGCGCTATATGCTTTAGCGAAATAGGCGTAAGCTCCCTTTGGTCCGGCGGTGCTGTAGGATTCCGGCCGTAAATAAATCCGTTCCCGGAGCGAATCATCCGCTTCAATATCCGCCCCCCTCTGGCTGGTATCGATATTTTCCGTGCTTGCCACAAAGGGAATCGGATCGACCAGGATATTAATCTGTCCCGGAATAAAGCCATTTCCAATTATCCCCGCATCTGCGCACTCGGCAATAATATCCACAGATAAATTCCCCGGCGGAATTTCCGCATACTCGGTAGTAGCGAAAAAGATATTATTGCCGGGATTAACTCGCGTCCCCAACGGAATGCCGATTGTGGTTGGCTGAAGTGCCGATAAAGTAAATCGCTGCGTCACAATGGCGGTAGTGGACGGTAACCGGGTAACTCCCTTTCCGGCCCCGACATGATCCAAATACTCACCAGATGAATATTTAAGCAGATTTTGTTTACCGGTAAAATCGATCAGCTGATAGGCGGCATAGATTTTAAGCGCCTGGGCATAAATCCAAATCCGGACTGGATCGCCGGCAGCCAGCGTCTTACTCTCCCCGGTGGCCGCAAAAAAAGCCGCCTCGTATTCGGCGACCATCTCCTGCAATAATGTTTCGACGTCTTTTTCGACGAAACTTATATCCGGTAAATTATATAATTGGCTAATCTCAGGCAAGTTCCATCACCACCCTCGGTTTTACAGCGCCGCTAAGCGCGTCATATTCAAAGGTAACCTGTTTTATTTTGGCCCGCGGTTCGTATTTCCTGATCTTTTCGATATACTCCACAGTTAACAGCGCCTTGGCTTTTTCGATAGGTTGGTCCAGAATATCCGGGTTCACTCCGAACTCCCGGTCAAAAACTACTGTCCCAGCCAACGTGCCCAGAACCATTCTGACATTCCGCAAAATTTCCTCTGTTCCGGAAACATTAAAATCAATCTCAATCTGCGGATTTTGAATATCAATATTCAAGTTATCACCTCCACCACATACTCTTCTAAAGCGACTTCGATCTTACCGGCAAAAAGCTCTCCCCCGGCAAAGACGGTTTCCCATGCCTCGCTGACCGATTTGACCACCCACCGGTTATCCCCAAGGGGTTTACCACCGATAACCAGGATTTCAGCCTCCCCATTCTCAGCCTTGGAACGCCATAGTTCCATCTCTGCGCGCGGCTTGACTCCATGATTGCCGTTTAGACTGACTGTAAACGATATGGCCAGCAACCCAGGTCCAAGGTATTCGGTTACCGGTTTTTTATTGATAATCTCGTGACTGGCGTACCGGGCCGCCGTATCCACCTTGAATCCGGTGAAATTCAGAATCTTTGTATCGGAGGTTTCAAAAATGATGTCGCCAAAATAGCCAATCATACGATCACCTCATCACGGTATAAATGGCGTAATTGCGCCAGCCGCAGTAATCGTTCCGTCTGCTCTGATGTTATTGACCGCCTTAATATTTTCGCTAGCATTGATATTACCGCCCGATTCAATGTCTCCGCCTGCGTTGATATTTCCATCAACATTAATATTGCCATTAACCTTTAGATTGCCAGTTATTGTAACATTGCCATCAAATACAAACTCCTGAGCTTTCCAGGTCATTGTTTTGGCCACTCTATCGTATTTTTGAGCTGCATCCTTGAGAAAACGTTTATAATAAATATCCTGCCCATAGCCGCCCTCAACCGGCGGATCGCTGGCATAGAAATACCGGCCCAAAACGAAACCCTTGGTAATCCCATTCCCTAAGAACAGGCATAACACCGGTTCGCCTACATTCGGCATCTCGTATTCGAAATTAAGCATCGGTAATTCGTCGGTAACAATACCGTCTTTGTCCTCAAACACGACTCGCAGCCGGCCGGCCGGATAATTAATAGATGAAACCTTCCCGACTCGAATTAAATTTTTCAGGTTCATTAATACCCCTCCAAACAGCGGTGTAAATCTAAACTAGTATCAAATCCGCCCCCGACGCTCCGGCTTACTTTATCGATATAATACTTTCCGGCAAAGATTCCTAAATCAGCGATTCGGACTGTCTGAGCTGCAAACAATTCCAGATTCCCCGCAACCGATATTGATAAATTAAACTCATTTTTATTCAATCGCCGCAGCTCACTCTTGGCCAGCCGCTGCGCGCGGGCCAGGCTGTCGCATTCCTCATTGACGATATATATTTTCTTTCCAGCTCTGCCGGCAATCTTAAATGTATAAGATCGCAATTCGCCGTTATCCGGATCGACATACTGGACCTTGCAACCGTCATAACCGGTATCGGTGAAAGAAGTCTTGGCGGACCAGGGATTTTTCATAGCCAAGGTTTTTACGCCGTTTATAGTTCGTCCGTCTTCCGTTATAGTCGCAACCGGACCTTTCGCCTCATACTCTGCTTCGTTGAATATTGCAATCCGGTTGTTATAGAGTTTTATCGCCAATCCATTTTTTTGACACAATTCGAATAAGAACGAGACGTCCGGTTCCTCGGATTGCTCCAAAAAATCAATAACTGGATTTGTTTTGGAGTCAAAGAACACGCTCAAACCAGCTTTCTTAGCTATGGTTTGGGCTATCTCTTTTACCGAAGCATTTTCCCATGTCCGGCTTTTGTTAGTGGTCATGAAATCGATGTTTGACGGGGAAGATATGGCCCCGATAGTCAGGCTTCTTGGCCTACCGGTATAACTGATATCATCAACCAAAAATGTCCCGCAATCCAAGCTCTGTGTGTCGCCGTCAAACCGCCAATTGCGGGTAATAATTTTCGGCCTCACGATATCTCCTTTCGTCGGCGCCCAGGAAGAAATCCATTTTCCCAGGTCATCTTTAAGTTCAATCGCCACATCATCCGCAGCTCCAGAGGCGTTGTCCGTATAGCTGAAACTTTTCAGATCAGAGCTGATTTCTTTGGTGATATTCGTCCCTTTATAATTCAGTTCTATCGTAGCTCGTCTAGTCTCCATCAATCACTCCTCCAGGGCGGCTGATTCATGGCCGTAGTATCCGGGGTTTCAATCTCCGGGAGATTTAAAACGATATTACCGGAGAAAATAACAATATCCAAGTAATTAGTGTTTAGCTCCATCAATTCTTTGGTATATCTTCGGTCGCCGAGATTGTTAAAAGCGATACTGTCGAAAGTATCGCCTTGTCTTGTGGTATAGGTCTTCATGAGTTCACCTCGTTAATGTCATGCGAAACTTAACCGCCGTTTCTTATTAAAATATGCATCCATCCTGCGCTCAAAGTCGGCTTGCGCCTGATCGTTGGCCTCTCTTAAAACTCTCTCATCTGCATTACCCTGAATAATAAATTGAGGCGCATAGCTAATCGCAGCGCTCCCCCCGCCTAACCCTTTCAATAATTGTTCCGTCCGGTTGTTCGGAGTAACCCGGCTGCCGCGCGGCAGGTTAAGAAGCTCTCTACCACGTTCTCCGGCAATCGCTAAACCTCCCGGGTGGTAACTGGTCCCTCTGGCATATTGCGGGACCTGTGGCGTATCGCCTTTCTTTTTACCGCCACCGCCAAAAATCCCCTTAATTTTATTCCAGTTCTTGATGATTAACATTGGGATGCCAATCCAAGGCATAAAAACAACACTCAAAATGGTTTTCCAGTTGTCTTTCAACCAAGTCCATAGACCGCTGAAAAACTTTTTAACCTTATCCCAGTTCTTGATAAGATAATAAACTCCAATACCTAAAGCGGTAACTGCGGCGATAACAACCCCTATTGGATTTGCCGCCATTGCCACATTCAACTGCATTTGGGCAATAGTCCATAAGGAATATCCTTCCCGCATCAGAGCAATTACCGCCGCCCCGGTTTGCCACGCCTTGATCAAAGTCTGAATGATTAATCCGGCTTTTTGAGCCGCAACCACGCCTAGCGTTGCCACTTTATTGGCGACCAAAGCCACGGTTACCGCTTCGATAACCGGCGCTATCTTACCCCAATTTCTTATTACAAAATCAACCGCATTTGCGCCTTTTTCGATTAACGGCGGAATTTTATCGAGCAACGGCAATACCTTTTCGACATATGGAATGAATTTTAGTTGCATTTCCGCCATCTTAACTTGCGCCGGGATAATCTTTTTCCCGATCTCCTCCTGCATGTCCCCCAGCATATTCCTTGCCTTGGTCAATTTCCCTTCGTCGGTTTGGGCCAGGGCAAAGTTCATTTTCCCCACATTGTTAGTGATAATCTTAGCGAGCATGGCCGCTTTGGTCTGCTCGTTTCCATATTTCAATACCCGCTCTTCGGCTGCGCTAAAGGAAATTCCAACCCGCCGCAGCGCTCCAATTTGACCAGTGAATACCTTCCCCATCATATTGGCGATATTCACCGAATCGGTGGATGTGGCGTTGACCCCTTTCTGCTGGGCTAAAAGGTCATTCATAGCCGGTAACAGCACTTGCAATGATTTGGCTTGTTTCAAATAGGTGGCCAGTTGCTGCCCTCCGGCGATCTGAGTATCGTCCTCGACCACCCCTAACCGCTGCTGTGCCGCCGCCAACTGTGTTATCGATGCGATCTGGGCGTCAGTTGCTTTCATTCGCTGTCGCATAACTGTGGCTAGCCTGGTTTCCGCTGAAATAGATGCTTTCGCAGCCTCAGCGCTTCGGTTGGCATAATCCATCACTGCATTAACACTGAAATATCCCGCTGCAATCCCGCCCGCCCATTTAAGTGCGCCGGAAAACGACTTCGTAGATTGTTCAGTCTGTTTGGCCTGTTGCTGGACGGCCCTCATGTTCTGCTGGACCGCCCCAAAACCTTTTCCTAATGATGCTTGGACTTTTGCGCCGAGTTGAAATATCGTTTCATATATCTTTCTATCTGCCACTATTTATTCACCGCCTTAATCTCCTCGGCTATATCAAAAAAGTCCTCAATTGCGAGGACCATAAAGAATTCGATGCTGGTAAATGAAATCAACGCAAGACGGACAGCCAGCTTTTTGAGCTGCTGCCCGTCGCCCCGGTTAATGCCTAAATGTAAAAAAAACCGGTCACCATGTTTTTAATCACAATGCCTTCAGCGGCCGGCAGGTTTTCAAAAAATTCAACCGGTTTATCAGTTACTTTTGCTGCAATAATGCAAGCGTAGCCGACTGACATTTCATTAACCACCGCCGCCTGGCCACTGGTCGCAAAATGTCGATCCGCTTCAACCAAATCTTTGACAGTCAATTTATCCAATCCGGACAGGTCAACCTCGGTATATTCCTGCCCTTCGAACTGATATGGTTTTCGAAATTTAACTACATATGGATTGTCTTTCTCCTTCATGGTAAACCTCCCTCTATAATCTCTTAAATCTGTTGCCTGACCTTACCCAGCACATCAAAGCCATCGACTATATAAATAAAATTGAGCTTATCCAGCTCCAGCAAGATCAGTCTGTTTTCTTCAATTTTAATATATAGAACTTCCAGGGTATTGGTGGTCTCCGTGGGCCGCCCGACCCCAAGAGTTCCTAAATTAATGCCTTTTGGTAAAACCTTTAAGGTAATCTTCAATCCCCGGTGCTCGATTATGCCGCCGGAAACATCATAAGCCTGCTGCGATGCTCTCAAAGTAATAATCTGACCCCGAGGTATTGACAACTTAAAACTTTGGTCGTACATTACCCGAAAGGGGATTTCCATCGTAATGCTGCCGAAATGTCCCGGAGTGGGGCTATCGAATTCCCCAGCGATACCCGCCCCGGAGATGCTTTCCGACATGGCTTCCAAGTTCGGCAGGGTAACCTCTCCGGTCACTCCCACAAGCTTTTGCCCCTCGTTATACGCATTATAGTTAACGACCTTTTCCGGAATAGCATTCATTATTACGCTTCACCTCCCAAGGATGCGGTTAAGGCATTCGGGTCAAACTCCAACACATTAGTGATCGTCTCCGCCGGCGGGAACGGGGTAAGATACTGGATGAACCGGATCTGACCGTTCAATAGGTCAGTGGTGGGATTATCATCAAGCCGGAATTCGATCCGGGCATCAGCTAGTTGAAACCGGGCCTTATAACCGTTAGCCCGGATATTTTCCGAATCCACAATCGATTCTATCAGCCGGGTATTCATCGGATCGTCAACCTTCTGAAAATAGGTTAAAATGAAGCTATTGCCCCACCAATCGAACATCCGGCGCACTGGAATAAACCGGTCCTTAACGTCAGTACTGCCTGGATAGATCCCGGTATTATTACCCCAGGACCGCCAACCGTTGATATTGATTGCTGTGACAATCCCCTGGCCGTTTAAAATATTAGCTTGCTGCTGGTCCAAAAAGACCTCGGTCTCATCGGCCAAAATCGTACCGGTAATCCGGAACTGTTTGTTTGACGGGGAAACATAGGGACAATTATCGTTTATCGCGTCAGTATAGGCAATCAAAGCTGCCAGCATTGCGCTCATATAATACTTTTTGCTCCCCACTTGAACCATCGGCCAACAAACAACGTTATGGCGGTTGGTATAGGAATTGTCATTTTTCCAGGCGTTGCAATCGGTATAAACCTTTACCTCGCCGGTATCGATATCCGTCAAAAAATTGCACTTGAAAACGCCGTTAATACCCTCCGCCTTGGCGGTCATGGCCGCATTAACCTCCGGGTCATGACTCCATCCGGGGCATAATATCAAGCCAGGCACAATTCCCAGCCGCGGATAAATCTGACCGATGTTTTCCAGCCCGGTATACTTTCCGGTTGCGGTATCATATCCGCCGATAATATCGGTTTTAGTAACCATCGAAGGATCTAATTGATGATAGGATAATGATAATTGTGTCGCACCAGCCGGAATTGTGCCAGGAGACTTCAAAACCTTTAGTAAAACATATCCATCACCAGTAAACTCCACGGTATAATCGGTATCTTTGGCGTAAGTGGTCGTTCCGGTGGAGTCTTTCACAATGAAATTGGTATCGAGTAAAATACCTTCTTCATCAATGATTACCTGGCCGTTAACAATCGCCCTGATTTCAGTCAATACAGGGGTGAAATGTTCTGCCGGGTCAAGCACATTCACCAATACCAACGGGGCCACGTTAAACACCCGGAAGGATGCATCAATGGACTGGCAAAGCGTGAATTTATCAAAGTTGTCGGAGTACCCGATATTTAGAGCCGCCTCCGCGAAGCTGTTAATCAAGATGGGTTTATTCACCGCGCCAGCCGGATCAGCGAGTAAGTTTACCGGGGCCGTGCCAACAATGAATTGTACGGCGCTGTCGGCTGTCACCGGTGCAATAATTGAAGTGGGATTTTCCTGGACATACACGCCATGAGTATAGGGCATGGTTAATCACTCCTTTCAAATAAAAGTATCAACCGGGGTTATTTTCCCGACGGTCCAGTTGGTTTCCAAACCGCCGAAAAAAAAGGGGAACCGGTCCTCGTCATGTAATCCCCATCTTATCGGATACGTTAGCTCGTATTTTTTGGCGAAAACTCTCGTTCGCGTCAAATGATCATAGATTTTTTGCACCATATTGAGCACATCGAGGTAACCGGTATAATTGGGGTTCCTATCAAAAACACCGATTGTAATAACAATTTGGCATCGATTGGGTTCTTCTTCGCCCGGATCTTCTCCCTCAGTTAAGCCAACGACAATATACGGAAAGTGCTTTTTGTCGTTTTGCCCCTCTTTTGCCGGCAAGTATTGGGGATAGATGTTGATTGGAACCAGTTGCCCATCAACATTTTTTAAATGATACTCCGCTAAAAAGGTTTTAAAATCTTCGACAAGACACGCCTGCAACATAACCGGAACCATCAATTACCCTCCAATATCCGCTTAATCTCATGATCAAGCCGTCTTTGATAAGTTTTATAGGATTCACTCTGGATCTCATATCGCATTTTTTGGCCGCTGATTATCTGAGGTACCGCCGGGCCGTATATGCGTTTTATAGGATATCTTTTTGGGCCCACCCGTTTATAAACTTTCAAGTTGGGGATTACAAAAGCGCCACTAAACTCTTTAAGTTCCGGCCTTTTTACACCCACTTTCAATATTGGCGGATTTTTCGGACGCGGCTTGGATGGCGATACCTTAAACTTCTCAAGCGGCATCTTATTGTCTTTAACTATTACAGTTGCGCGCAGCCTGGTTTTCGACGATTTGTATGTCGATATCTTAGGCCGGATATCGCTTGCTTTCAAAAAATATTTCCCGGTTGTCTCTTTGATCGCTTTTGTTTTTGTTGCCTCCGCGGCGCGATTTAAAGCCCTTGAAATCACATTAGGAGCTTGCTTATAGCGTTTACCCAGCCGAAGCTCAACTTTGGGAAGATCCGACTTAATAACCAGGGCTTCAAAAACCATCCTCGTCGTCACGACATATTCCCCTCCAGCGTGATGGAGTACATCTCCTCATCCTCCTGGGCATCGGCTACCCGATAAATCTTACTGTCCAAGTTGATAATTTCACCGGGAACCGGTTTCTCACCAAAAACTGATTTCGCGACATGAAACAGGAGATCTCCTATGTAAATACCGTCCGGATCGTTTGACTTGCGCTGGCGCTCCTTGAGAAGATCATTATCAAGGATGATAAGCATATGAACACCATTAACCGTATGATCGCTTGCGAACTCATCCGAATTTATGAAAGTCCCAATATCGGATTCAAGAGAATCTCTGAGTTTCGGCAAAGGAATTACTCCTTTCCAACAATTACATCATTCGGATTGAATTCGATGTTGATTGATTCCGGCGGTCCGCATGTCTCGGCATCTTCTGAGTTTTCTTTGCTATCAGGATCATCTTGGCTTTCGGAGTTTCCGGAGTCGCTTCCGTCTCCTGAATTATCCTGGTCCTCTGTTCCTTCCCGATTCTCTGAATCACCTTGGTTATCAGAGTTTCCTTGATTCTCTTCGCTTTTCGGTGGTTTTGTCTTACCGTTGCCGGATTTATCAGCTGATTTCGTTCTCTTATTTTTGTTGTCAAGAGTCTCTTGACTTTCGTCTTTGACTTCTTCGGCAACTTCCAGGGAAATTAATCGGGCCTCTTCTGCTTTAGAGAGGCCCGAAATGGATTTACTAACACCGTAATATTCACCGCGAAATTTGACTTGCCCTTTTGTAACTCTGACCATTAGATTTCCTCCTTCCTATGCTAATACCTTCGCTGATACCCAACTATCAACTTCACGGGGTAACGGCAAAGGTCTGGCGGAAAGATTGACAATCCGGCGAGTCGGACGCTTTTCTACCCAACTATCGGGAACACGGGCGGCTTGGACGGTTCGAATAATATTGTTGTCTTCATCGGCAATATCTACCGCGCCATAAGCCATCTCGTAATTGGCTCCTGAGGATAAAAGGACAACTTGGCCATTCGGAATATACGGCAATATATTCCCGGTCACATCGTCCTTGTAGGTCTCGGCATATTTGTACACATCGATACCCAAAGTGGGGATACTACAAACAAATGTAATACCAGGGGCAATGATTCTCGGTGCCATATTGATGATGGCCTGGCTTTGATACGATTTTAAAATATCTTTGACGCCAGCATTATTTAAAAATGCATTAATGGCGTCAACCGCACCAACCAGGGTATCACCTTTTGGTAACCGTATTTCAAGATATTACCGTTTTGCCAGCTCTCAATGTCGCCAAGTGGATCGCCATCGGGATCTGCCCAGTACTTATCTGTTAAGGTAATAATATTCTTGAAATTAAAATCGACCTGGTAGGTAGTATCCTCCGATTTATAAACGATTTTGCCGGTAACCATCGCCTTGGCGCACATCCACTCTTCGCGCCGGATAATTTCCCCGTCCATTTCCTGAAGAGCTTCAGCTACCAAAGCGGCATCGCGATCTTGAGAAGTAGATCCGGCATAGGGATTTTCCCCCGGCAGTCTCACGGCCAAATCGGCGCTGGTAAAAACTTTATCCGGAGCCACCAGCGGAGTCGGCAACACATTGCTGGTATATCCCGGTAAAGTAGTGGTCTTGCCCCCGATGATTTCGTTTACAATGGGGGCCAGGGACGCGCCGCCTCGTTTAAAATCGGCCTGTACGGTCTTGACCGGTGATTGCCGGACGTTTCTCATGAAGAAGGTCCTAAAAAACGTAGTCCGGGGTTTCATGATTCGTACGGCTTCAAGCATAGTACGCGGATCAAATACCACGTCATTCACTTTGATCATCTCCTAATCGTAATTTTTATTAACGAATAATGATTTTGAACAATATCGGCCTTAATTTGTATTAATGAGAAATTGTAGTATCAACTACATCAACCAAATAAATGCCGATATTCCGTAAAGGAACATCATAGTCGGCGAAGCCTTTTTCGGCAGGGTAAACGACTTTATCTTTGTTGAATTGTCCATTTACCAGAACTGGCACAGAAGAAGTTTCTCCAGCTCCCGTTGTTACCGCTTCAAGAACAATTCCGTAAGCGCTCGCCACAGTTCCGCTGCATTTCGCAATTGCTCCGGCAGTAGCCCCCTTGTCAACAATTTCTCCCGGCATTAAACTGGTACTAACCGGGACTTCCCGCATAACAACCTCACAGGCTTCTGAAGCAGTAAAAAAATTTTGATAAGTCAGATCGGACATTTTACTTTCCCCCTTGTCTTAGAATATTAATGCTTTCTTAAGTTCCATCACATTAGTAAAGGCTTGGTCTTAACTTCTGAAGTTTTTGGCGATCTTTTGGGCGGCATTGTGGATTTCAACATTTTCAGTTGAAGTATGCTCACCCTCGCCGGCGGCAGAAGTTACGGAATTTGTATTACTGTTAGTAACATCCGCTGCATGCTCAGTAAGGTATTGCTGATTCTTTGCCGCATTCGCCTGCATAGCCTGAAATGCCAGTTCTTTTGCATCAATCGGCGTTTCAAACTTGGATTTGTTAACCAAAGTGGGATCAATATTTTTTGAGATAGCCTCGATGTTTTTGATTCGATCCCGTTCCGTTTTGGCCCCTTGAGCCCGGGCGGTTGTTTCAATCTGATTAACAAATTCCGGATATACCTTTTTTAAGTCGTCAACCGTTTTTATTTCCATATCGGTACTCCCTTCATTTAAGATTTTATTTGCAACAGGCGGGTTAGCCGTCTGACTTGCATCATTTCCGGCAGTTTGTTTGGTTATTTCGAGGAATTTTTTAAATGAATCACCGGCAATATTTACGGCATTTTGAACGGCAAACCGATTGAATGTAATAAAATTCATGGCATCAAGCGGCTTATTTTCGGGTTTTTGGTTGTTAGGGTATCGAATTTCGGTTGCAAAACCCTCTTTAATTGCCGTGTTTGCGTTCATATAGGTTTCATCATCCATCAAGGATGAAATTTTTTCTCTGAGTAAACCGGTTGTATATTGATAAATATTAATAATTGCTTCTTTAATCTCGTCTAAAACATCAGCGACTTTTCGGAGATCGGAAGCATAACCATAAACATAATCACCCGGCAACGGGTTATGGGTCATAAACACGCCGCCCAAAGTCATCTGTCTTTCATCGCCCGCCATATACGGAAGGGTTCCGGCGCTCATTACTTTTTCAGCTATTGATGTAATTTTTGCGCCGGTGTTTTTATGTTCCATTAAGGCGTCATAAATACCAACGGCTGCAAATACACTACCACCGGGACTATTAATCCAAAGTTCGATGTTTTTCCCGGCGTATTTCGCTAACTCGTTCCTAAACTTATTAGGCGAGGCGGCTGGAATTTCAAACCATTCATATAACCAAGCGTAATCATCATCAGTTATAACTCCGTCTATTCTCAAGGTAACACTTTCAGCGGTTTCGTTTTTAAAATTCCAAAACCTAATCGGTTTACTCATTGTTTTTGCCTCCTTCTTGAATTTGAACATTAGTATTCATGATAATGCCGGCCTTCTCCAGAAGGTCATTTTCTCGCTGAATTTGAGTAATATTCCGGTCCCAGTCGCCTCCAGTAAGTTCAATCGTCTCCCTCTCACGAGTCGAAAACCCTTGGCCGACTCTCATGGTAGCCGCTTGAACCTCTTTAACCGGATCTAACTGACCCGGAGCCGGGCCGTTCCAATCGGCTTGGCACCATGCTTTTCTGATTGCCGGGTCAACAAAAAAACCCGGAGCATTTACTCGCCCGCGGGCCACGGCTTCAGATAGCCATAATTCATAAACTGGCTGGCAAAAGTCATTTGCAAACCAGGTGCGCCGCATCTTAAAAGCTTTCCATGCTTCCAATAGCGCCGCCCTTGACGCTGAATAGGAAGCGGTAAATGCTTTAGATAACAATTCATAAGGAACTTCCAATGCCGCGCCTATTTGCCTTGACATTGAAGTCACAAAAGCGTCAAAACCACTTGCTGGACGTTTCGGATCGGCAAATTGGGCCTCTTCTCCCGGACCCAGCATGTTAACGGTTCCCGCTCCCATTTCATAGGCGTTCGAATCCGTTTCAACTTTTTGCTCCGGCTGTATTACATCATTAAAAGGTAATTCAGTAGTCGTGCCATTTTGTTTTATAAACACTGTAAAAAATGCCGTGACTACAGCCGCCATTAATTCAGCCTCTGTATAACGGGTAATTTGTTTTAAAGCCTCAATAACCGGGGCTAAATACGGGACGCCGCGATATTGTTCACAGCGTTCATTTTCCATCAAGTGCAAAATATTTGGCTGGCCGGTTAACCTCCCAAAAGCCTCAATCCTCGCCCATTCCCATAGTTTAAAATCGATAAAGCTATTCGGATAATGACTACAAACATGGTACGCTGCTATGGCCCCGTCGCTGTCAATCTCAATGCCGTTTATAATCCGATTGCCGTTGTTAGCTGTAACAATTGGGATAATATCGCCGGAAATATAATTTGGATTACTGATCCGGTCCGCTTCAATCAAATGTAACCGAAGACTATAGGGCATCCACGGTTTTCGTTCAGCGTCTTTAATTAATGCAAACCCCTCGCCATTCATAAGCCAGGAAGTCAGCGCAATTTGTTGCAGCTCATAAAAATTATTCAGCCTGAGTGCATCACACCAAACTGAATCCGCCCAAATCCCAAATTCCCGTTCAGTATCCATCTCCCACTCATCGGCCTGGTCCTGCGTAATGCCGAGATATTTAAAATTAATCCGACTTTTAAGTTTTAACCCAGAACCAACAACATTGGTCCGATTGGTTTGGATGGCGGATCGGGCCAAAGGCGACCCCATGTATAAATCACGGGACCTTTGCCGTAATACATACAGGTTAAAATCAATATCCTCTTGAGGTGTCCGGCTCTGTGCGGTCCACCCTCGCATTGATTTTTTAATTCGGCTAGCGCCGCTTTCGGAATAGCCTGAATTTTTAACAGTCCGTAAGGTATGACGATAGGATTTCGCTAACTCTATTTTGGCGTTAGCTTCAGCTAACCTCGCTTTTGCCTGAATTTGAGCGGCCTTTGCTTCCGCTATCCTAGCTCTGTTTTCAATATCCAAAGCTTCTCACCTCACAGATCCCTTGGTGTAACTCTAATAGACCTTCGCGGACCTTTGCCAGCTGCCATTGATTCAAGCTGCAAAACTTGAATTTCAAGGTCTTTAATTGTTATCCGTATTTCAGCAATATCAGCCCTCTTTAAGCTGCGAGTACCTATCTTATACTCTTGCCCGGCTAAAATCGCTATTTCGGCCTCATAATAGGCGTCTAATCTGGCTTTTGTTCGTGTTAAACGCTCAGAAATAGTCATTTTATCACCAAATTTCGCTTATAAAATTAAAAATCGACGCCTTTTTTGATTACTCCGCGCCGCTTTTGGGGCTGTTTTGGAACCGGAATTGGTGTATTCTGACTCTTTTGGCCCTCTGCCAATTGTTGTTCAAATACCTCTAACCAGCTTTCGGGGAGCAAATAAAAGGCCGCTTGCGCGTAATTTCTCACGTCGAGCGGCTCGTTTCGGATATCGGTTGTTCGTTTTCTCCATACCAGCTTTAACTTTCCGCCACTTTTTTCAGTGACTTGGTGTTCGGAAAGCAGTCCTTTGAAATAAACTTGGTCATAACCGCGCTTTTCATCAAGTGGGAAATGACAATATCCGTCTCCCGGCTGTTTTATTTGAATCCGAGAAAGTATTCTTGCCTTTCCTCCATCAACCCCAAGGTTAAAATATAGGCAATTCTCTTTTTTACTCCGGCCCCTACTATAAATGATCGGAAGCCCCGGCTTTGGCATACCGCGAATAGCGAAAACTTTCCGATATTCGTTTTTTCGACAGAATTTATAAACATCACTGGTATGATGCCCTCCTGAATCAATGAAAGTACAGGCGATTTTTAAACCGATTTCTGATTCAAAATAATAAGTAGCGCCTAAAATATCCCTTAAATCATTCCAAACCTTTTCTTGATCAGGTTTACCCATTAATACTCCGTATTTAATTCCCCAAGACTGTTCCCCTCGGCCCCATCCAACAATTTCAAACTCTAATCGGTCGTCCTGAACATCCACTCCGCAAGTCAAAAGCAATACCCCATCCGGTAAATCGGCGGGGTATTCTTCACGACGTTGAAGTAGGTAATCGTACTCATCATCACTGATATTTTCTTCCCAACTCTCCCCAAGCATAGTATTTTTAAATACTTTATGCTTTTCGGGATCGTGTTTTACTTGAAGCCACTCTAAAATAATGCTTTCCCAATGAACCCATGGCGATACAAATGCATTTAAGTGAAAGCTGCGAATACTTCTTGCCTCCGGGTTATCAGCGATCCATTTACCGGGCTGCGCTTTCCAAGTATATTCGTCAAACTTTTCAAGACAAGCGGGACACTGAAAGGTTATATCCCAAACGCTGTAATTCCCTTTCTCATCTTTTTTGTGCTCGAATTTAATTCCATGGAGATTTATAAAAGCAAAATGCCCGCAATGCGGACATTCTAAGCGCCATCTCTCTTGAGTCCCTTTTTCATATTCGGTATCAATTCGGGACGCTCCTTTGATTGTCGGAGTCGAGATATATATTTTCTTTTTATTCCAGAAGGTTATCGTCCGTTTTTCAACAAGTAACAGCGGATCACCTTCGGTACCGGCTGACGGCGGAAAGCGATCAATCTCATCCGCTAATATTATTCGGATATTTCTACTAGCCAAGCCAGCTGGACTATTCGCCCCGGCCAGCGCCAGGGAGCCCCCAGGAAACTGTTTCATTAAGATAGTATTATTCGTGTCCCTCGTCTTGCTGTCGGCTACCTTTTTGGTTAATACCTCGGTATCCTTGAACATCGGAGCGAGTCGCCGCTTGGAATAATCCTCCGCCATTTCAATTGTTGGCTGAATCATCAACATTGGACAGGGATCATTATCAATAAAATAACCGGCGATATTATTAACGATTTCGGACTTACCAACCTGGGAAGAAGTTTTGAAAACAACTTCTTCGATCTCCGGGTCGTTAACCGCATCCATCATTTCGCGTTGATATGGAGCGCGTTCAGTATGCCATTGACCGGGTTCTGCCGAAGTCTCCGATGATAATTTACGATATAAATCAGCCCACTCACTAACTGTTAAAGCTGGAGGTGGGCTGATATTTTTAGCTATCCGATTGAATAACCTGATTGTTTTCCGGTTCATCTTCTTCGACCTCAATTCCATCGCCAGAAAACATTGCCGCGTCATACTCTGACAATTCAGTCAGTGCCTCTCTTACTTCTTTATCAATAATATCACGTATCTTACCGATGTTCTTTTGACCAACTAATAGCGGAGCGACCTTTGAAGGGATACCCAAAACTTTATTCCGGAATGTTATCACCATATCAGTTAAAGCTTTTTCAACATCGGCCGCATCGTGCATTTCACCTTTCATTTTAGCGAGTAATAACTCGGTTTTTTCCCGCTTCGCTTTTTCATGCAATGTTTTTTCTTGTATCAAGGCTTTTTCTATTTCATCACCAAAGAATTTATCTGCATAATAGTTATAAACGCATTGGGAAACTATAAACTTCCCATTTTCACCCTTTGGAAATATATCTTTTTCGGATACAATTTGATTAATTCTTCTTTCAGTTAAATCAAGGATTTCAGCCAATTCTCTAGCCGATACATACTGAGCCATTTCAAAGCCTCCGGGAAGGAAGTCGATTAAAAAATTTTTGCACCTAGAAAAAGCTTGGGGGTCTTTCGCCTCCGTAAGCTGCGGTTTTGCGGAAGAACCTACCATATATTGCCAATCAACTCACGGATAGTAAAAGTAAATTATGTGCCTTTATTTCCGCCACTTCATCTATAGTCAATTCTTTATCTAATGGCTCCCCGCATAGGTACACATCTCTTTGACCTTGCTTCTGTAGTACTTCTTTAGCACACTTCAAAGCCACTTCCTTATTCTTGGCATTACCCAAGTAAGCCAGCGGCATCCATCCTTACATTCGATAAGCCAACCAAGTTCGTAACTACCTTCAAACATCTTGTATAATGGCAAATCTTTATTAACTTTCTTAGGTGCTATCAATAGGCTAATGGTTTATCCATCTGATAATCTCCTTGCTTGTGTGTTATGTAGAGTAGGTCGGTGGGAAAAAAAATCCCACCTTCTCCGGGTAGAAGGGCTGC